CGTCGATGGTGAGCACCTCAACGCTACGACCTGGGTACGTCGCCTTGTTGTTCTCAGCGAACCTGAACGCCGACGTGTCCGTAGGGAACGGGTAGCGCGTCACCTCCGACTGGAGGTGCCACGGCGGCACCTCAGGGAGCGGACCCAGGATCACCCAGTGGTACTCGTTGTCGGGCTTGTGCTCGACATCTCTGCGGTACTCCTTCATGTCTTTCTCCTGCCTTGTATATGCGTGTAATTTTCAAAATCCGGGCCTCATGCTCGTTGGGAGTCAAGTCAGCGACCGTTAAAAACGCTGCACGAGCGGTTGACATCGCAGAACCCGCACTTGGAGGGTTCAGGCAGCGGCTCGAAGTTCCCGGCCTGGATCTGATCCTCGACCTCGCGGAACATCGCCGACACCACGTCACGCGTCCAGTACGACAAGTCGTAGGGGGCCGTAGCCTTCGCAGGCTTGCCCTTCTTACCTGCCATGAAGTAGTCACCGGAAGTGATCTCCACGTTGTACAGCTCGCGGATAGCGAGCGCGTACACACCAAGCTGGAAGTCATCGCCGGGGCTGTTGCCCGTCTTGTAGTCGCGGACACGCAGCTCGTACTCACCGATAGCTACTTCCTCCTCGACCACGGCGTCGATGAACCCTCGCACGAGGATGCCGTCCAGCTCGATCTTGAACGCCAGCTCGATGGCTGGTGTGCCATCCGGGGTGATCCAGATCTGCTGGCCTGCGGTCTCGCGCCAGCGCACGAACTTCTCGACCTGCTCCAGCCCGATGTCGTAGCGGCGCGACACGTCGCGCTCCCCAGAGTAGGGGCCAGACCAGAACCACCACTCGAAGTTCGGTGTCTCATCGGTCAGCTCGCTGATGCCCTTGGCGTACTCCTCGCGGAACAGGTCTTTCGCCTCGTCCAAGGTCATCTTCTGGCCAGCGATGTGCCGACGCTTCTCGTACTCCTCAGCCATCGCGTGGAACGCGGTGCCCTGCGGCAGCCACGCCGCCGGTCGTGACCACACCTTGTCGATGCGCCCCAGCTTGTACGCCTGGGGGCAACGGACATACGAGTTGTACTGGCTGACACTCCGCAGCGGTAAATCGATTGCTGTCACAAAACCTCCTGTTTGCATTTCATGCGGTAATACGAATACTCGGACTTCCCGAACATCATCGATACGTCCTCGATCACCTCTGTGGCCACCAGCTCAAGCTGGTGGTTGTCGATGAACGCTTGCACCGGCGCGTACATCTTGCTGTCGCTACGGGTCGCAGGGCTTTTGTATACGCAGAACGCGATGCCGTTTAGTAGCTGCACCGTGTGGGCATACAAGAACGTGTGATGGTGGGCGATCACTTGCAGTACCGCATGGGTTGTTGGCAGCACCCCTAGCTACCTTTCTGTTGGTCAAGGATCGACCGGCGGGAACCGCCATATCATCTCTCCCTGTTCTGTTAGTTCCGTATATTCGTTGACGCGGATGAGCATATCGGCGTCTGATTTCTTGCGTTTACGCAGGGCGAAGCCTCCGTAAGGACTCACGCCAGGTTCAGGCGGAAGAGTCGGATCAAACTCCACGACGACGTTGTCATCGCGGAGCATCTGGTAGAAGGACCGAAGCCGGCCCAACTTGTTGTCGCTCATGTCCTTGCCACCAGTGGCCATGTACTCGCCGTGGTCGCGCATGCGCTGGTAAAGCGTTGACTTGCCGTGTTCGTTGGTTGTCTTCCACGGCCACGCCTTGTTGACTACCTGACGCGGGGTCAAGTGGCCTCCGTACTGCTGTTTGTGCCAGGACACAGCTTGTCGGGTCACGCCATGCATCTCGGCGATCTCGGTCTGGTTGTATCCCTTACGCCGCAGATCCTCGATGACGCTGAAGACCAGCGGTGCCTTGCCGTTGTAGTGATTCCCGCTCATGTTTAGCCTCCATGAGGAAGGTATTACGGGTTGCTCCTATGTCAAGGAGCATCATAGTTGACTGTCAAGTCATCTCCAATTTTTGGAACGCAGCCATCTCGGCCACCAGTGAACAGAACATCCCCTGCGACCTGCCGGTTTTCTACCAGCTAAGGTCTAGACGTAACTTGTCTTACGGAACAATAACCTTCCTCGGAGTCAGTTTGTCAAACCGGGGTGGTCTAGCGCGTGTCAGCCTCCCAGCTCCTCCATCCTCTCCTTGATGTCTTCGATGTCCCACGCGGCCTGCTCGTTGTCAGGCTCCTGGGCCAGCCAGTCTTCAGCCTCGCTCAGCAGGTACTGCAGCTCTTCCAGCTCGTACACATCAGCTACGTACATCTCATGCCTCTCTCTCTTTGATGCAGTCCGGGTTGTCGCAGCGGCAGTGCATGTCGCCGCAATCGTCGGCTTCTGCGTGGTTGTCGATCCAAGACTCGGCGGCGCGGGTGTTGCCCACCGACAAGAACAGCGAGGCGATAGCCTCGACCTCGATACAGGTGAGGTGGGTAGCTATGTCACCGGACAAGTAGCCGTCGCCCCACACCTCGATGAACTCCTTCAACGGATCGCTCATTTCAGTGCCTCTCTTACTGCTTCAGCCAGCATCTCGCCGTGCCAAGCCAGCTCGTAGTTGTAGTCGGTGATGGCTTCGTCCCACTCCTGGTAGCCGCAGCGCGGCTCATCCCGCTCGGAGTCCCACTCACGTTCGCAGAACTCGTGTTTGAGGTTCGACAGAGAGTCGAACGCGGCCAAGACTTCCTTGAGTGCCTTCTTCTTCACGGCTTCTCCTTCTTGGAGTTGATGAAGTTGACGGTGTCATCGATTGACATCCGCACAGAGAACACCTCGTTGGCGTCCGTAAGAACCGTGCTGAAGCTTCCAGCCCGTCGAACCTCGGTGATGCGGTCCACGTCGAGGGCAAGTTCGCCCTGGATGGTGGGGAAAATTGCGAACATCAGCAGTACCAATGCTTTCTGCAGTAGCGCGACTTGTCTTCGTCGCTTGGTTTGTTGTTGTCTTGGATCGCCGGCTCGGGTTGGCTTAGCGCCTGACGCTCCGCGTCACACGTCGGCAGATCACCGTGTGCGACATGCCAATCAGAGTCGAACTTGGTGCCTCCATGCTCCATACCGTGAGCGGTGGAGCGATGCTCACAGATGCTGGCCTTGGCTTCCGGGGAGTAGGCGGTGATCACCGCGAGTGCGAAGATCACCAGCCCCACCACGAACAGGAAAGAAGCCCAGATGCGTTGGATCACGGCGTCACCGTGTCATCCACAACTAGGTAAGACTTCTCACCAAGCGACAGCCACCAGTCGCCGGTGTCCGTATCCAGCCACAGCCCAACCTGATTCGGCTGATCGCTGCAATCCTCGTAGGCGCACACCGGGTAGTCGGTGCCGTCCACCGTGAGCGTTGTAAGCGACACAGACGGCTCATAATCCATCTCCGGTGCTGCCACCGGAGAAGCCAACGCCATAGCCGCTACGGCGGCTACAGCGGCGGCTACACCTGTCACAAGATGACTCACTGCTCCTCCATCCATGCTCGGATTCCCACGCGCACAAGCCCGTCAACCAACGTGCTTGCCTTGATGTGGTTCAACCCACCGACGAGCCACGCGGCCTCGCCGTCTGGCCCGTCCATCCACACCTCGAACATGTCACGCCTCCTTGATGATTTGAAGAGCTAGCTGGACAGCCAACTCGTAACGCTCGTCGTCGTCCTCGTCGTAATAGCTCACGCGGACACCAGCTCCCGGCCCAGAACCTTCTCCAGAGCCGTCAGGACGTTGCCGTCCGACGCGGCCATGTCACCTCGGATGACACGGTCGAACACACGCTCCACACGCGAGCTACCGCGCACCGACTGACCGTGGTGAGCGAAGGTGTTGAACGCTTGCACCGCACCGAACGCGGTGCCCTTCCAGTCGGACACCATCGCGTTGTTCTGGTACAGCGCGTCCACAGCCTGACGACGGTTGCTTGTGCGGGTCTGCGCCGCCTTGCTGGCGTCCAAGCCAGCCTGGGGGATCATGATGTCGAGCGTCTTGAGCCACAGCGGACGCGGCAGCTCGATGTCCACCAGCTCGCCGACTAAGTCGGTCATCGCTTCGGCTTCCAGCTCCAGCACACCCAGCGCGGAGCGCAGGTCGCGCACCTTCTCATCGACCAGAGAGAACCGCGAACGCTTGAACTTGACCAGCCGGCCAGCGTTACGCGCAGCGGTACGCATACCGGCGAACATGTTGTCGCACTGGGCGACAAGCGATCCGGGCACCCAGGTGTTCGCCAGCGAACCGTCAAGGCTCGAATGGAACATGAGGTAGGGCAGGAAGTCGAGACCTGACTTGGGATCGTGCATGGTCTTGTCCATGCCTACGGTCATAAAGAACTGGGCACCGTTGCGAAGCTCACCGGCATTCCAGATAGGCAGGCTCCCCTGCAGAGCCTCCCGCGTGAAGTTGACCATGCGCTTGTAGCCAGCGGAGTTGTAACCGTCACCCATGCCAGCGGTGCCTTTGAACACGCCCAGCGGGGCGTGGTTGTCGGAGCGCACGATGCCCTTGGAGCCGTGCCGTACCTCGATCTTGTATGCCTGCCCACCGATGATGGTGTCGAAGCTGGCATTCTCGTCGGTGATATCGACGGGGATCAGGTTCGCGTTAGGAACCTCAAGAGGCTCCCAGTTGAGGAGCAACTCGTCCACTGCCGCAGCGGGAATGGCGTCTTCATACGAGCGGATGACCTCGCCCTTACCAATCCACGAGCCACCTCCTGCAACGGTGCGCTTGGAGGTGTTGCCGATGATGATGTTTGCCTTGCTCATTTGTATTCCTTTCGAAGGTTCTGCTTGATGGTTGAACGAGAAGCCTTGTGCTTCGCGTTGGGTACAGCGGTGGCGGCAGCAGCTTGTGCTGCGCGGCGCTCAGCGTGAGCGCGTCCGGGTGACATCGGTTCCTCCTTGTTGGGTGTCAAGCGGCGTACACAGTCTTGTTGGTCATGACGACGAGGTCGGACCCTTCGAACGGTGTCTCGTCGTAGAGGTAGACGAACGTCTCGTACTTGTAGGGGTTGTAAGTGACCCTGCGGTCCACACCTGGAAGCTCGGCCAGATCTGCGTATGACCAGTCCCCCACAATGCCTGCGTGGACGTTCTTGCGTCCCTCACGCAGCACGCGCTGGCGTCCAGCCTGCGACACCTTGCCTCGTGCATTGCGAAGCACCACGTACTTCGAGTGTGCGATCACGCGGCCCTTGTCCGGGCCTTCGAGCGCCTTGATGCTCCACACCTTGCGGTGCAGGTTGAAGTAGACGAAGACTCTCATCGTTCCTCCCTCTCGTCGTGTTCCAGGCAGACCTCGCCAAGCGAATAGCAGGCAGGGCACAGCTCGTCGTATCCCTCGCCAAGGCCGGGGATGAGTCGGGTCACCGAACACCCGCCCATGCCTCGGGCGGGGCGTACGGATTGAGGCGCGAAGCCAGCTCGTCGTCGGTGTAGTGATCCTCGTCGGAGACGATGGACACTCCGATGACACCGTCATCGGTGACTTTGTAGATCAGCGGGTAGGCAGACGCGTGACCGCGTTCCTTGTCCTCGTAAGCCTTGATCAGCGCACGAGCGTTGGAGATCGACAGCTCGATCTGGTTGTTGGTGCGGAGTTTCACTGTGGTGGCCTTTCCTAGTTGTCTTGACCGTGCCAAGCGGCGCGGTCGGTGCATGTCTCGCAGTAGCATTCGCTGCGATTGGCTAGCTTCGGGTCGTGCTCCATCGGTGCCTCCGTTGGGTGTCTAGTTGGCCACGCGGATGAATCCCGCGCTGTTGTCTTTCTTCCACTC